TTATCGCGGAATATCAATCTCCACTTTTGCCTTAAAGCATACGGTGAGCTTCTCATCATACACCTTTATCTGCTCGATGTATTTTCTAACCATCTGCTCATCATACTCAGTTAGCTCTGTATCGGTGTTTTGTAAAAATTTCGAAAGCTCGCTAATGCGCTTCTTTACACCCTCCGTCTCTGCACGCTGCATCAAAATTTCCTGCTTCTTATCTCTTAAGATTTCTATTTCATCCGCCAATACCGTGTAGTCCTTCTTCGCATGTGCAAGCCTCACCAGTTCTTTCTGCTTTTGTGCCAGGATTGTATTTATTTTTTCAAGCTCTCCGGCATTATCATCTGCAAAAGCAACCTCAATATTCTCCTTCAAAATATCACGCAAGCTTTGTGAGCATTGTAAAAGCTGGTTAATAGCCTTCACTGTTGCCTCCTGAAGCACCTTCTCTTGAATGGTTGAAGCATCGCAGACATCCGGTCCCTCCTCAACTCGTGTGCAGCAGCGCCAAACAATGGAGTGCTTCCCACGATTGTTCCAGGCTATGCGCCTATAAACGTCACCACACTTGGTACAGGTGCAAATGCTGGAAAGGGCATATTTGCTGGAATAAACACGCTTCTTTTTACCCTCGATACCGCTTGTCATATTTGTGCGTCTTACCATTTCCTCCTGCACCTGCATGTACACGTCTCTGGGAATAATGGCCTCCTGACTATCCTTCACGTAATACTGTGGAACAGTGCCGTCGTTCTTAATTCTGGTCTTTTCAATAAAACTCGTTGTAATAGTCTTTTGCAAAAGTGCATCTCCCATGTATTTTTCATTTCGAAGAATCCCTTTCACCGTACTCAAATGCCACTTGTATCTCTTACCGCCGGTCTTAATTTTATCCCTCTCAAGACCTTCTGCAATATCCCTGAAGCTGGCGCCTTCTAGGTATTCTCTGAAAATGCGTCGTACAATCTTGGCCTCGTTTTCATCAATGATAAGGTTGCCATCCTCATCCTTCGTATACCCAAGGAAATGTTCATGGTTTACCTGCACCTTTCCTTCCTGGTATCTAAACTGTAATCCAAGCTTCACGTTCTGCGAAAGCGATGCAGATTCTTGCTGGGCCAGGGAAGCCATAATTGTCAGAAGCAATTCTCCACTGGCTTCCAGTGTGTTGATATTCTCCTTTTCAAATATGATGGCGATGTTCTTTTCCTTCAATTGGCGGACATACTTCAGACAGTCAATTGTATTTCTGGCAAATCGGCTGATGGATTTTGTAATTACCATGTCGATTTTTCCAGCCATGCAATCGTCGATCATCTCATTGAAACCTTCACGCTTCTTAGTGTTGGTTCCGGAAATGCCGTCGTCAGTGTAAATGCCTGCAAGCTCCCATTCCTTATTTCTTCCAATATATTCTGTGTAATGGTTCACCTGTGTTTCATAGCTTCCTGCCTGTTCATCGCTGTCAGTACTAACTCGACAGTACGCTGCGACTCTAAGCTTTGGCTTCTCATCTTTTATAATTCGATTCCCTGCGCGTCGTCTGGCAGGTATCAATGTAACATTCTCATTCATTGTGTTCCTCCTCGATCATGCTGTAAGCATATTCTGCTTGTTGGTATGGATCAGTGTACTTTTCTTCTACCTTATCTAGCTTGTAATCTTTCAGCTTCAATTCCGGCGGTGCTTCAAATTCTTTTATACGATTCTGGCTTCTGGCGTTGCTGCCTCGAAGCTCCTGCACCTTCTTGAATATTTCTCCATCCACAATCTGCGGATAATAATCGGTTCCCACATAGACCTTGTTTTTCAACAGCCTTCCGATTACCGAATGGGTCTTTTCAATTCCGACCTTCTTAGCTGCTGCCCTCATCGAGCCGCTTTCCAGGTATTCCGCATAAAGCTGTCTTACCTTCTCTGCAATCGGATCATCGACAACCACCTGTGCATTTATAATTTTGTATCCGTATGGTGTGTGCGTCATTCTTCCACCAGCCTTTCTGTAAGATGCAATCCGCATTTCAGATTGAACATGATCTCTTCTCTGGACTTCACCGTGATGGCATCCACGTACTCCAGAAACGTATCATCATCGAAACTTTTAATTTCACTTTTCCTAGATGCGAACCGGAGCAGCTTCTTCGCTTCTTCCAGGTGAGTCAAATCTCCGTTGATGCTCCTGGAAATGCGCTCCTTCTCTTTTGAAAGCTCATCCGCTTCAATAAGTAGCTGATTCTTTTCCATGTGGAAAATCTCTGGCTCCAAGTATCCAGCGCTCATAAGATTTATCAGCACCGCCTGCTGCTCGTTATTCTTTTCGATTGCAGCTTCCAAATCCATCACCTGGTGCAGGCGATCTTTATTGTTTGTCCCCTGCAGGCCAGCCACAAAAGGCTTTAACATTCTGTTGTCTGCTGTCTGTAGCTTTCTCATCATTCGCACAAATGCATTCTTTATTGCTTCGTCGTGAATGTAGAGCATAGAGCAGGCATTCTTATCTGTAATATGCGTATTGCAGCACCAAGCCACATAATCTCCGCTTGGCTTATAATGCTGTCTTCGCTTGAATTTCGCTCCGCATTCGCCGCAGATAATCTTCCCGGAAAATGCATACAGCCGTTGGTACTTTCCACTGCCCGCTTCAATGCTTTTTTCTTTTGCTCTCTGTTCAATCACTGCTGCCGCCTTATCAAAAATCTCATGGCTGATAATCGGTTCATGATGATTTTTGCAAAGGTACATATTTTTCTCTCCGTAATTGTTGTGCCGATTGAAGTTGTCATCGGTGTATGTCTTTTGAAAAATCACATCACCCGTGTACTTTTCATTCTGCAGAATTCCTCTGACGGTTGAGGGATGCCACTTGGCTCCTTTCTTGCTTTGAAGTCCCCTGTCATTGAGTTCTCTTGCAATCACATAAGTTCCCATGCCGTTAATCGTCATGTCAAAAATATCCCTAACCACTGCCGCCTCTTTTGGGACAATCACCATCTTGCCATCCTTGTTGTCATATCCGTATGGCGGATAGCTGATAATAAATGTTCCTTCTTCGAAGCGATGTTTAATGGACCATTTGCTGTTTTGCGAAATGGATCTCGATTCACTCTCTGCAATGGAACTTAAGATGGAAAGCATCAATTCTGAACTCATATGTTCGGTATCGATATTTTCCTTTTCAAAATAAAGGTAAATATTTAATGATGCTAGCCGTCTTACCATTTCCAAGCAATCGGTTGTATTTCTTGAAAATCGGCTAATAGACTTTGTAATCACTCGGTCGATTTTGCCATCTTCGCAATCCTTCAGAAGTGCAAGCAATCCATCACGCTTTTCTACCTTTGTGCCGGAGACACCTTCGTCATAATACAGTCCTGCGTATTCCCATTCAGAATTCGCACTAATGAAATTGTCGTAATGTTCCTTCTGTGTTTCCAAACTTAGTAGCTGCTCATCCGATCTGGTTGATACTCTGGCATAGGCAGCAACTCGTGTTTTCTTTTTTCCTATGAAATCCTTTGTGGCTTCAATCTTTGTTATCCTTGCCATTGTCTCACCTCCTTGTTTTGGCAGTACTATATATCACTCTGAAGGATGTAATTATCAAGTTATATATCCATCAAATCCGCATAAAACGGGAAGAATTTTTGAGCATTTAATGCCGATATTCTGTCGTATTCGTTAATGGAGATCAGCCCCTGATCCAACAGACTCTTTGTCAATTTCTGAGCCATCTCATATTCAAAATCCTTCTGCATTGAATCTAGTGTCATCCTGCGTGGCGCCACATCGACACCAACAGGTGCGTTCTTTGTCACTTCCATTAATACGCACCTCCAAATCGATCTTCGATATAACAGCTGTGGCTGCAATACTTGCGTTCCTTATTTCCATAAGAAGTGAACTTCTTCCCACAGCGGATACAAGTACATTCATAGTTGGCTTTCTTCTGCACCAGATCCATGTGAGAATTCCACCATAGATTTCTGCACTTATCTGAGCAGAAGCGTTTCTTCTTTCTTCCTGGATTCTGTTGCACCGGTTTACCGCAATGCTCACATGGAACGATTACAGATGGTCTTCCTCTCTCATATGCCTTCACTCCACCAAGTCCATGACGCTTGCAATATGTCTTTATGCTATTGATAGAAAGATCCATCTTCTTTGAGATTTCTGTATAACTCATTCCCTGCTCGCGGTATTCTGCAATCTGGTTCTTTTGTTTGTCTGTCATTGTCCGTACCTCCTTAATCGTTAGAAGGCTTTTGTTATCCTTCTAACTTCCTAAGGGGATTTGGCTTTCCAGATTCCGGACATTTCCCATAATCGTTAGAAGATTTTGTATCCCTCTAATTCCCTAAGTAGTTGAGGAAGGCTTTTTTCTGGTTCTTTCGTAAAAAAGCATAAAAAAATACGGTCCAGAAGGATTTTCTCCCTCCAGACCATAATCTATTACTTCAATAATTCATTTACTCTGTTTTGCACTTCTGCATAGCAATAACCTGCTGCAGTAAGCTTTTTCTTACGCTCAGCTCCATTACCCCACAATCCTTTTATGACTTCACGAGCAATTTCATCAGTTGACTTTGTAGCTTTACCTACTGTCACTTCTACCGTTTTCCCAACGTTACAGTAACTTGGATTTCCTAAATATACCCATCCAGCTCCGCTTTTCAAGCGTCCCCATCCAGCCTTCACCTCAACGATTGTGAATGTTCCAATGCCTGTTACTCCTCGAATTGTACCATTCATCGATGGCTCACTTCGGTAATTAAGATCTGGAATAATTATCTTTACGAGAAATGGCACTTCAGGAAATGTTGTCACCGTATCTGGCTGGCTTGCTGCTGCCTCCTCATCGTATTGTTTTAAGTTCCACTTTTCAATAATCGCGCATAACTTATCGACATAGGTAAGACTTGTCGCATAACCGCCATCCTTGATCAGCTGTGCCACCTTCTTATAGTCGGTGCATCCCTTAATACCTGCATAACGAAGCTTGTCTCCGTTCTTTGCGCCAAGCAGATATGTAGAATGGTCTGCGACAGATTTCTCCACGGATGGATACTTTCTAAAGTCTACAGTAATAGTTACATAGGAACCATCCTTATTCTGTTCCTGTGTCTTCTTGGTATAGATGCTCTTTCCATCCCAAACACTGCCACTCCAAGTGTTACCAGATAAAGATTTCTTCATACCAAAGCAGTTATTTGCTTTCTGTGCAAGTTCGCTCTTGCCGTATCCACTCTCCAAAATAAACTGTGCTGCCGAGATGGATGCAAGGATACCACTTGTTTTCATATTTGCTTTGCAAAGTTCACCAATCTTTGCAGCCGCCTGTGCTTCTGACAGATTTGCAAATACAGATGCCTGTGTGCCAGTTGCTGGAGTTTCATTCTTTCTACCAAGTTCCGAAGTAACCTTTGTAGCAAGATCACCAAGTCTTTCATACAGCCAGTTGCCTGGACAGGACTTGTTGGCAAACCATCTGTGAACAGTAAGAACCATCTCATCAGACTTCGGATTGTAGTTAAGAGTCTTATTCTTATCTCCAAACCAGATAAGTTTCTTCTTTCCGTTTCTTCTGCAGATATCTACGCAAAGTTTGATAAGAGCATGATAAACCTTATCATTCATCCAGTACGGCTCCTTGGAATCGGATGCACACTCGATGGTAACGGCTCTCTGATCATTCGCATTGGAAGAGGAACACCAAGAACGGTTCTTCTCTTCTACATAAAGACCTACACGACCATTTTTATCAATACCATAGTTGCTGGATGCCTGCGTAGAGGACTTGGCAAACCAGTCACCAAGTCCCTCCGCAGTACACTGTCCCACTACGCAGTGGGGTGTAATTCTATCAATTGAATGTGTTCTCTGTCCGGAATGATTCGGACTGAGTTTGGTGTATACCACCATTTTGCTATTTGTATATGCCATATTATTTGTCCTCACTTTCTGCTCTCTCATGGAGCTGCTCTAATACCGCTTTGATTTTTACCGGGATTGGAAGTCTAAGATGTCCTGCATTCTCAAGAAGGGAAACTCCCTCATTGGAAATGTAGAAGAAGATCACTGCTGTTCTAAGGACACTACCTGTACCAATCACCTGCACATCAAGAATATTTGCAATTCCTACAAGCAGGAAAATCAGCACCTTTCTGCAGATACCCTTAAAGCCAACCGAACTGGATAACTTCTTATCTGCAATGGCACACATGACTCCTGTGATATAGTCGATCATCACAAAGGCGAGAAGTGCGTACAAAAGGCCATCGCATCCCCCAAGAAAATAGCCAAGCCACCCTCCGACAGCTGCAAATACAAATTGAATTGTGTTCCAAAATTCCTTCATAATCGTTATCCTCACTTTCTGATTTATTGCATGAAAAAAGCGGCTTCCCTCTCAGAAACCGCTCGGTTAAAAATGTCTATGTGAACAATCCTTATCCACCTTTTTTGTGCTAATTATCTATAAAATTGTGTTGCTATTTCCTCCATTCAGAGTGATTAATACACTACCAAAAACAATTTTGAAGGAGGATTTGCCTTATGACAAAAAATATCAAGATTCAGTATTCCACACGTTACAACAGCAGAAACTGCCATTCTGTCCCGAAAATCCAAATGGAAGGAAAATGGCTGGAAGAACTTGGGTTTTCCATCGGTGATATCGTTGCTGTAGAATATGAAAACGGATGTATCCGAATCCGTCCTCTCACCTCAGAAGAACAAAACAAAAGACAGCAAGAAGAACTAAAATCGGATATCCGCAGAAAATCTGCTGCATTGAAATCCTTACAGTCACAAGCAGATAACGGTTCTTCCAAACCTTGCTTGGTAGCCGAATCAGGCAGCCATTATTCCGAAGATTCTTCCGTCAGCGTGTAAGTGATCTTCATAGTCTTGTCCGTGTTTTTCACCACGGCAGATGATAGGTTATTGATACTTGCAAGATAAGGTGTCAAAAGATACGCACACCGGCTTTCCTTTCCGTAGTTTCCGCCCCAGCAGAACAGAAATTCTTTATACTGGAACAATGGGGTTGCCGCTGCTTTCAGCCGGACGCTTCCCTGTGTTTTCACCACAGTATCATCCTTTCTGATTTGAAAATCACTTCCGATGATGATGTCTCCGACCACCGTCATACACAGTTCACAGGTGCCGGATTCCCCCAGTGATTTAAACTTTGAGGTAAAACCCAGATCAATCAATTTCACATCTGCCGAATTGGAAAGATTGATCTTATAAACACCATTTTTGTTATAAGCCGCCACATACAGATATCCATCCCGGATACAGCTTTTTACATACCGCTCCGGGTAGGTATCTTCCTTATCTCTTTTTCCAGTTTCAAGCAGTTTCGCATTCGAGAGTGTCCACGTGCCTTCAGTAAAGGAATAGTCGGTCTTGGATATTTTGATCCACTGCATGGTGGCATTCCCGGAGGAATTGGGTTCGTTGGAAAATCCATACCAGTATCCGTCCCTGCCGTCAAGAAATTCCCCGTACTTCGTATAGCTGCCACGAAAGGTGAATGTTGATGTAGTCAGTGTCTTGGATTCCAGTACCGTACAGGTGGAATCATCCAGTTTCTCATTCAGACCGATGTCAAATACTGGAATCCGCGCTTTTGTGACCATCACACTGGATTCTCCAAAAGTAATGCTGTACAGCAGGTTCTTTTCAAAATCGATCTCCACAGTTTCAAAGAGCAGCATCCGGATTGCTTTGGTCAGTTTATCTATCGTTATCTTTTTTAACAGCAAAAAGGCTGTAGCATCCGCCACCGTACTTCCAAACGCATTCTGTCCGCCCAATGCACTGGTCAGTGCCACAGAAGCAATCGTACCGTTGCCCTGTGATGGGGTAAACTCCCACACAAATTTATATCCGTTATCCAGTTTTTTGCTCTCTGTCAGATTCAGACTGCCCCTTGCTGTATTTGCCGTTGAGTTGACATTGTTGCTGGCATAGGCCACAGGCAGGTTTGTTCCCACTTCATAGATGTGGTCGGTCTTTTCCTCAAGAGTTTTAGAAAACAACAGGATACCACCGATCAAATTCGGACAGATGGGGAGAAGATTCCCATTCCAGAGAACCATGTCATCGTACTCATCACCCGCTTTACAATAAATCCCCATCGGGTTGCTGCCGAGAATATCGTTGACTGCCTGCGTGACCATGTTTGTTTCCGTAACGGTTTCCACATCACCTGTCGTGCTGTCTGTAAGTTCCAGAAGCATCTCTCCTTTTAATTTCATCACTGTTCCCTCCTTAAAAGTTTCACCGGTCTGCAAAATGCACCGATTTGGATTCGGTCTGTCATCCGGTCAAAATAAGTTCGCTGCATCAGTTCCATTGTCTCTTTTTTCATAACCTCCGTATAACCTTTCACCCTTATACCTCCGCCGATTCCAAAATATGCAGTTCTGTCCTCAAGCTCCAGCTTTCCGTCCCATGCTTCTTCTGCCGCCATTGCCTGACCACTGACTGAAGCAATGATGCCGCCCGGCTCGATCGTTCCAGTACCATTTTCCATATGCAGATACACATTAAACGTATTGGTGTAATTCGCCACGATATGTTCAATCGGATAGTAAAGTGTCAGGATATGCCAACCGGAATGCCAGGTTTCCACAGGCTGATGTATTGTGATCTCTTCATCGTTAAATTCAAAAGTTACATGACAGACAGCCTGTCCGTCCTCCGTCCAGCTGACCGGAAGGCTTACCTCTACAGATAATGCTGATGCCGGTTCTGTATTGATTTCTCCGCCAGTACTTTCTTTCATTTGGTTAGCAATTGCCCCTGACGATTCATCCACTGTTTGACTTCCTGTCTGCCCTTTTCCATTTCCTGCGTCCGCCTTATCCGACACAGTTTCAGTGTTTTTACTTTCACCAGACGGAAACGGTATGACAATGGTTCCTGTAGCATTTGCACTCCGTTCTTGCTGAACTGCCTCGGCATGGACAAGAAGCTGTCCAAAAAACTGCATATGGTTTTCTTCCGAAGATGCAAATTCAATGCTGATTACCTTGATTTTTGTGTCTGCGATGGTGTAGGCAGACGTGTTAGTAAAAGTATGAATACCGATTTTCCCGGTCTTCCCCTGTTCCTCGATCTGATTTAACAGCCCGGAAATATTCTTGTCATTTTTTGATTTTGCCCTCGCCAGTCTCGGATTTTTCCCTACACATTTCAGACTCTGCTTTCCACCAATTCTTGTCTGAATAGAGGTAATACAGGTGATTTGCTGACTATCAGCCTGTCCGCCGGAAAATACCAACACATCACCTACATCAAGAGCCGGATTTCCAATCGTGTCAGAATCGAATGGTACATATCGAATCACAGATAGATCTGCAAGGATATTTCTGCAGAGTGTCTCCCTTGTCTCATCCAGTCCGAATTGAAGCAATGGATTGATCCCAAGGTTCATTGTTAGTCCGTCATCTGTTTCAAGTGCATAATATTCGGATATCTGTGTCCGTTTATTTGTAGAACTGACCGCAGTATATCTTGTAACAAAATCAGAAAAGCTTGAAGAAAACCTGTGTTTCTGATGTATCTCCATTACAGGATCTGAGCCGTATTTCTTAAATTCAAGTTTTCCCTCACGGTTGATAAGAAAGAATCCTCCAAGAACCTGCGCTGTATAAGCAAGCACATCCCGGCAGGTTTCAATATCATTTTCCGTATAGATGGAAAGCGTTTCTTTTGCATTGGGCAGGATGTTTATCTCTTCCTCGCTGTTTGCCAATTCTACCTGACAGGCCGTGCAGCAATAATTGATAAAGTCATAGGCTGTGCCAACTGTCTGAAACCCGTTAAAATCCTTTTCAAACCGGAGCATGCTGTCATATGCTTTCAGCTCCAGCGTTTTTATATGTCTGTTTGCTTCGCTGACCTCGAAAGTTCCCATAAGCACATCTTCAACCGTACCGTCCGCCAGTGTCAGATGGTAGAATAACTCCACCTTTGCATCTTCCAATGTGTAACGGTCAATATCAGAAAAAAGTGTGATTTCCATTTCTGATGCATAAACTGTTCCAATCTCAATCTCGGAACTACCGCAGCACTGACGGGTAATGTAGCCGCTGCCTTTTACAATATCCTCCGCGCCAAACTCATAGACAACATTTTTCTTTGTCTTGATCTTTCCGCTCCAGCTATAGTTTCTCGTGTTTTCCTGCACCGCCTGCAGGAATGCTTCACTTACCGGGTACAAGAAAACCACCATCCTTTCCTAAAATTCCTTCAGCATAAAGCTGACACTCCAAAGTCCTTTATAACTGGTATCATTCTCTAGCTTTGCCTTAAAGCCTGTCACATACATTTCTGCCCGTTTCATCTCTGCAGTTTCTGGGTCAAAATAATCCACAGTAATTTTTTTCTGTTTCTTATACCAAGTCAGTTTCCGAAGCCATTTCTGTGTAACATGGAACGAAACGGATATGGTAGCAACTCCAGTCCGTATGACGTCCCGCTGGATCGTTCCGGCTTCTGTTTCACCGCCAGAATCTGCCTCCACATCATCAAGACCAACCTCATAAGAAATCGGCAATGGGAGTTCCATTCCATCAAATTTCAGATATTGTATAAATGCCACATTATCTACCTCCGCTTCTAAGATTTGCACGCTGCTGCGCTGTAACAATCACTTCATCCAGTATGGTTCCTCCAAGGTATACCGGAATCACCACATCACCGTTTTGTCCAGCGATACTACTTGCTGCTTCCTTGATTGCTCCGATAATGCTCTGTGTGCTGACTGCAGATGACTCAACAACGCTACTTCCAATCGTAGCTGCATCTGCATGTACATTCGGATTGATGACCATATCCGAGGCCACGCCTTCTACCGCTTTGGCCACCATACCTTTACTCTTTTCGATTCCCTTAGCCAATCCTCCCATGAAGTCAGGCATCCAGGATTCGTAATCGGTCAGTGGTCCTTCATCCGGCACAGAGAAGTGCAGGAAGGAACGGATCTTGTTCGCTACACTTGAAACTGCATCACCTACGGCACCAATGCAGGATTTGATACCATTTACAATTCCCATGATCAGATCCTTCCCCCAGGTAAATGCCTCCGAAGCAAGTCCTGTAATATGGCCCTTCACATTTGAGAATCCAGTCTTTACTGCACCGAGCACATTCGTCATGGCACCTTTGACAGCATTCACGATTCCATTAAATACAGTAGACACTGCACTCTTGATTGCACCAAGCACCGTAGAAATCGTCGACTTGATCGTATTCCAAATCGTAGTGATGGTGCTTTTGATGGTATTCATGATTGTGGTGATGGAATTCTTAACTGCTGTGAAATCACCAGTAATAAGCCCCTTAATACCACTAACCACCGCCTGAATGACTGTCTTAATTACGTTCCAGATAGTAGATAAAGTCGTCTGAATCGCCGTCATCACTGTGGTAATAACCGTCTTGATAGTATTCCATACCGTTGTAATTACCGTCTGGATTACAGTAAGAACTGTCTGTATGATGGTCTTATAAATATTAAAGTAGGTGGTTACAATTGTCTTTATCACTTCAAAGACTGTCGTAAAAATACCTTTGATAGCTTCCCAAACTGTAGTGATAATCGTCTTGATTACACCAAATACCGTCTCAATGATTGTCTTGTACAGATTAAAGTAAGTTGTTACTAGCGTTTTGATTACACCAAACACAGTCTCAAAGATTACCTTAATCGCATCCCACACTGCCTGGAAGAATGCCTTTATTGCATTCCACACAGTGATTGCTACTTGCTTTACATTCTCCCAAAGTTCAATCCAGAACTGCCGGAATCCCTCATTTGTATTCCACAAATAAATGAAAGCGGTCACAAGTGCTGTGATAGCTGCGATAATTAACACGATAGGATTTGCAAGCATGGTTACATTTAACGCTGCAAACGCCGTTTTTACTGCTGTGATTGCTCCGGAAATCTTAGGAACGATCGTCATGATTGTTCCTACTGCGGATATCACTTTTCCTACTACAATTAACACCGGTCCCAGTGCAGCAGCGACAAGAGCAATCGTCATGATTACCTTCTTGGTTCCTTCATCCATAGAGTTAAGCCAATCCACGAATTTCTGTAACCAACTTACAATATTCTTCACCGCGGGCATAAGAAGCTGCCCAAAAGAAATAGCCAGCCCTTCAAGAGCTGACTTTAAAATGGTTAACTGTCCCTGTAAATTATCCAGCTGAGTATCTGCCATCTGCTGGGCTGCGCCACCACTATTCAAAATAGAACTCTGCAAATCATCCCAGCTCTTACCAGTATTAGCAAGAAGGGCATTTGCTGCAGCAAGATCTGTCTTATTAAAGATCTTACTAATGATGTTATCCTTCTCTGCAGAAGTCATGCCATCCATGCTGGTGTTTAAATCTCCAAGAATATCATTCATGGAACGCATATTTCCCTGTGAGTCATATACCTGAACACCAAGTGACTCCATTGCATCGGCAGCTTTATCTGTTGGATTCTGCAAGGAAAGAATAATATTTCTTAAATGCGTACCACCCTCAGCACCCTTGATACCGTTGTTTGCCAGGATACCCAGTGCTGTATTTAATTCAGCGGTTCCACCTTTTACAGATTTTGCAGTCGCACCAATAGTAAGAATACCTTCACCAAGTTGTGCGACAGATGTATTCGTAGACGATGCCGTTTTTGCCATCTGATCTACCATTGTGTCCGCCTGATCTACTCCCATACCGAGAGCAGACATGGCATCTGTAACCATGTCCGAAGCACTAGCAAGGTCAATATCACCAGCCGCTGCAAGGTTTAAAACCGTCGGCAAGGTTTTACACATTTCCTCTGTGTTATAACCAGCCAGGGCTAGATAATTCAATGCCTGCGAACATTCTGTAGCGGAGAACGCTGTCTCCGAACCCATCTTTTTTGCAAGCTCTGAAAGCTTATCCATTGTATTGACACTCTGGCCATCAACAGTAGACATGGAGTCTTTCGTGATACCCATCGTCGCCTGAACCTGAGACATAGAACTTTCAAAGTCTGCTGCAGTCTTAATAGATGCTGCTCCCATTCCAGTAACTGCTGCAGTCACCGGTAGGAGCTTCTGACCGGCACTCGAAATATTATCTCCTGTAGTCTTAAGCTTCTCACCAGTAGCTGCAATCTTCTGCATGGCTGTAGCTGACTGATTTGCCTGTGTTTCTAATTTCTTTAAATCCTGCTCCGTCTCAATGATTTCTCTTTGAAGTGCGTCATACTGCTCCTGAGAAATGTCACCATTTGCGAGAGCTGTGTTTGCCTGCTCTGCTGCAGTTTTCAGAGTGGCTAACTTCTCCTTGGTTTCACCAACCGCATCAGCAAGAAGCTTCTGTTTTTGTGCAAGCAGCTCTGTGTTTCCAGGATCAAGCTTTAATAACTTATCTACATCCTTTAACTGTTGCTGCGTACTTTTAATTTGTCCATTGACTCCCTTTAGGGCAGTCTGTAATTTGGTGGTATCTCCGCCAATCTCGACAGTAATACCCATGATTCTGTTAGCCACGGTCGATACCTCCTTCCGTAAAAATGGGCATAAAAAAGCCCAGATTTCTCCAGGCATGAAAAAAGCACCAACCATTTCTGATTGATGCTTTCAAATTATTTTGTTTTTGTAAATCTGTTTAATTGCGTATCCACATCTCGTCCACCGTACATAACACGGATAATCGTAACCACTTGTGTATCATCATCCGGAATATATAGAACAAGATAATTGTCTACTGGCGCTACGCGTAGCCCTCGACTTTTCCATGGTTCCAATTCATATTGTCGATATCTCTTCGGCATATGATCAAGATCCATAATACATGCTTCAAGCCTATCAATCTGACCACTTGCATTTTCTGGTGCCTGCAGTTCAAAAGCAATGTATTCGAAGATTCCACGAAGGTCTATCTCGGCCTGATCTGAAATCTCGATATCATAAATCATAAACTGTAATCCTTGCGGATATCAGCAAAAACAGATTTTGCTGATCTAGTACGACCAGCCTGCATATCCGCATATCCTTTCTCTAGTTCTGCATTCATCTGTGCTTCTGATAATGCACTAGCGTCTACAGGACGAGCGGATGGCATTTTCACTTCAAAAGGAAGTCCTCTTTGAAGAATAATTTGTTTGTAAAACATATTTATTGCATTGGATGCAGGAATTCCTAATGCTGCTAAGATTCCTTCTGCCTGTTCTTTTACATCAGGCTCTATGCGTGCGTATAAATTTGCTGATTTTGTTGCCATAGTAAACACTCCTTTCGAGTTTTTTCTAACTATATTATATCCATTTGTCCTGACAAAAGCAATACAAAATCAGCATTTTACAAATTGTTCATACTCCATACTCCAAATTCAACCAGTTGATTAAAATTTGTCGAAGTCCTCTTGAGTCGCCACTTCCTTATATCCTTTATAATCATCGTTGCTGTTTTCAGCATACATATCATTCACGAGGCCAATGGTAAGCAAATCCAGGTCTCGGATACTAATCCCCAGCTGTACGCAACGAAGCAAAAATAAAGGTGTTGTCATCGGGCGATCTGTTGGACGAAGTTTTTTTTAGCACTTACATCCGTCTGAACGTTTAGCCCCCAAAGTTCAATGAGCTGTGGAAGAACCTGATAGATTGAGAACGTATTAAATCCATCCAACCATTCTTCTGGTGTATCTGGGATATTAGCATCTGCATGCTTTGCCATCACATAAGCGATGTTCTCAAACATCTCAAGTGAAAATGTATCAAGCGTAGATGCGTCCTCCACATTTTTCCCGATTGCTTTTTCCAAAGCTGACAAGTCCTTATAGATGTCTCTTTGGAATTTGATTCTATAAATTCTAGGGATTGCGGCAGAGGCCTTAAAAAGCACCTCTTTACCATCAATCTCGATCTTCTTTGTCATTCCCATAATCGTCTACCTCTTACTTTCCGGAATTCGAAGTTGATGCTGCAGCTTTTGTCTCTGGTTCTGTTGCAGGCATATAAACGGCTTTGTACCAATTCTGATATGTTGCATCAGTGGTATCATCACCGGTCTTAGACTTTACAACGCCATTTTCAAGCGGAGTAGCCTTAAGAGACAGTGTTTCTGTCTGTACTTCGATTTCATCTTCATTTGTCTGAGATTCAATGCTTGGACGAGAAGCTGCACACTTATATAGACAATGACGAATCTTCTTCACATCACCATCAAACTCAAACATAATAGCAAAGTTTGCAGTTTCAACATTTGCATTCTCTACAAGGACTTTATTCGCATCGAGTGACTCCTTAAGTACATCCACTCGGAAGGACTCAGGCACCATCGCAATCTCAAGGTCACCTTCGTAACCCATATCATTTGAAATGATATAGTATGCATATCCATCTGCATAGAAGTTACTTGGCTCACCATTTGCATCAAGTCCAATGGATACGGCTCCAGGAATAGGAACCGGGGTTCCGTAGGATACTGTTCCGTCCTCGGCAATGGTAAGCAATGCATAATGTACATTTTTAAGGTTGTACTTTACCTTATTCTTTTTATTTGCCATTACTATCTACCTCCTTAAACTGGTATCTCAAACTCATAAGTAATCTCATATAGCTTTTCTTCTGGAATCCATACTTCACTTTGAGCATAAAAAATGCCGTGGCGATCAAGCACGGCTGTTACAATCTGTTCCATTTCTGGACTTTTCAAGTCCGTGTACAATTCGATCCTGACATCATTTATTTTGTAATACGCAACTCCATCTGCTGAAAAATTGTCTGCACCTGGAAGTAGATAGCAAATAAATGGTGGATCAGGGCTTTCCCCTTCTGCAAAGTGATCATATGCAAAAGGAATCTCCATCTCTTCTATCATTTGGGCTAGTTTTTCCATCACATACCTCCCAGAGCTCTTTTGATATTGGACTCTAGCTGTTTGACTGCATTTTCTTCTGCAGGTGCGATATGAGGCTGTGCCTTAGTCCTACCACCGCCACGCTTGGCATGTCCCTTTTCCAGAAGATGTGCCAGCTGATATTTCTTTGGAGAACATACTGTAAGTTCCAAAGATTCAGAGGTCTCTTTTGTGGTCTTAACAGTCCAGCTCTTTGAGTAGGCACCTGTTTTCTTTGGAGCATTCGCTTGGATGTCCTGTTTTGCTGTACGACCAGCTTTTCTTACAGCTGTTTTCATATCAGCAGTTGCTAGTTCCTTATATTCCGTAAGGCCCTTCATGATTTCAGAAGCCAGGTTGTCAATTTTCACATTGGCCATCCTATCTCCTCACTTTCTGGCATCGAAATTTCAGAGCTTTCTTCTTATAGTTCATGTGATCAATAGAAGTAATATTGTAGATGCCACCATGAAATATCACGCGGTATCCTGTGGTATCCATAGCAGCTGCTTTCTTGCAATAACGAATGGTGAATGTCAAATCGAAATCCTCCACTGTTGTTCCTGCTGCTTGCTTTTCCATACCACTCTCACCACCGACCGTTGTATGACACGTATAATAATCACTCCAGCCATTTTTATGATTCCCGATAGTATCTACTTCCACGGAATTTTTCTGGAATGTTATCTTTTCATTCAAAAGCGCCACATCCATCAAAATCCCTCCTGTCTAATACCAAACAGCAGTGATCGGATGGAAAGTGTGAGATCCGTATGATCTGCGTCCTCCCTGTGCTCATACTGATAAGCAACTGCGTACATCACAGCAACCTTCGCACAGGATTCCTTTTTGAATTTTGCTTCCGTAGGAATACGGGCTACGTCCATACATAGCTGTGTGGATGATTCAATTAGGCTCTCAAGCAGTGCATCATCATCGTCATGATCCACACGAAGATAGCTCTTCATTTCATCTAATGAAATAATCATCTTTCCACCTCGCTTAAACGGGCGGAGTAACGATTCGTTACCCCACCTTTATTACTGCTTACCCCTTTGTAGCAGTTTCTGCCTTAAGGCCAAGAATCTTGACTGCCTCAGGAAGTACAAGCTTACCGTCGACTCGCTCCTTAGCAACGAAGCCAATCATACCGTTACCGGCAAAAATCTCGTTTAACTGTTTGAAAGAACGAGAACCGCGGTCACCAATGTTGTAGTATCTGTAATCACCAAAGGCGATAGCGTCTGTAGGTGCATATGCAGATGTACGAACGGTGTAACCAAGGATTCTGTCAGGCTCCCCTGCCTGATAAGAAGGCTGCCATAAGTACTGACCGTTGTTATCCTTTAACTTCTTAACCTGGGCAAGTGTCGCGTCATTCAAAATGAAGGAAGCATTCTTGCGGTAAGGTCTCTTAAGGCTGTAAATAAGATCGATAAGATCATCAGACTTAAGTGCTGCAGTTAAAGTACCGGCAGACTGACCGCCACCAGTCTTAGCAAAAATACCAAGAGGCTTACCTTTACCATCGCCGTTAAGGAATGCATCCTCCTCGGCATTCGCAAGTGCCTTACCAAACTCAGTAATGATGTAGTTCTCAAGATTGAATGCAGAATCATAAAGTAACTCCTCTGTTACCTTGATAGCCACGTGAAGCTTGAACGCATCAAGATAGATCTGGTCGAATGTAGCATCACCAAAAGATAATGCACCGCCTTCCTCAATCCATGCTGCTGCAGGCTTTGTAGCTGCGATGTTGATCTTGTGCTCACCGGAAGTTGTAATCTTGGTACCAAGTGTACGCATGATATTTTCCTCATTCAGTACATCGATGAGTCTCTTATCATATTCCACAGGTACAAGGTAACCACCGTCGGAATCGACACCTTCCTGTAATACGTTAGACACCTGTCTGAAGTTAGAACGCATTGCATTCAGCATTGCCTTCCTGTACTCATCAGATGCACGACCTGTTTTTTCCTCTCCGTCAGGCTTGTCCTTATAAGGCTTACCAGTGATTGGAGAATTCACAGGCTTAGAAAGTTCCTGCTCACGTCTCTCTGCACGCTGCTGTCTATCGATGGAATTTGTAAGCTCCTCGATTTCAGCTTCCATTCTTGTATAGGTAGCACTATCCTCTGCGGATAAGTTACCATTCTTGTCTTCATGGGTATCTACAAAATTCTTAGCTGCCTCCCATGCCTTGGCACGCTTCTCGATTAATTCTTTTACTGTCATTGTAAAATCCTCCTTAAATGAACTTCTTAATTACGGAAAGACGATCTCTGATTTCCTTTGCAGAGGTCACTCCTGTTTCTGTTGCTGCAGGAATTTCTGCCTGCTTTGTTACATCCACACTTGGCTTTTTGTAGTGCTCTTCCAGCTTGTTGAAGAGTGCGCTGTTTACGGCCTTGCGTGAAAAAAGCACTGAGTTAGATGTGTTCACATCCTTCTCGGTGCTTTTCTTCGAATCATCCTCTTTGGACTCTTCCTTTTTAGGGAATTCATTTTTTGTAATGATGTTATCTGCAAATCCAAGCTCTACAGCCTTTGTTGCATCCATCCAAGTTTCTGCATCCATAAGACGCGATAACTTAGCACGACTCATTCCCGTTTTTAGGGTGTATGCATTGATAATAGAATCTTTAACTCCATCCAGCATCTCGATTGCCTTCTCCATTTCTGCATGATCACCAAAGGCAAATGTAGCCGGATTGTGGATCATCATCATAGATACCGGAGACATCAAGACAGTGCTACCTGCCATTGCAATAACCGATGCTGCACTTGCTGCAATTCCATCGATCTTTACCGTAACGTTTCCTTTATAATTTGCAAGCATGTTATAAATCTGCGCTGCTGCCACGCAATCTCCACCAGGTGAATTAATCCATACAGTGATATCGCCACTTCCGGCATTCAGCTCATCCTTAAACATCTGTGGAGTGAAGTCGTCGTCAAACCAGCTTTCCTCAGCAATGGTGCCATAAAGCTCAAGTGTTCGTTCTACAACTTCTTCGTTTGTTTCCTGGTTGAGCGTTTTCCTCTCCTTCCAGTTCCAGAACTTCTTGTTCTTCATCGGAATCCTCCTTTTCTGTTTCCTGTCCCTCCGCAGCGAAGATTCCTGCGTCCTCCAGTTTTGTCATATTTCCATTGATCAGATATAAATCGCCGCCAAGCTCGGCCGGGATACGATCCAGATTTTCAAGCTCGCGGATATCATTGGCAGACATCCAACCATTCTGTCTGGCAGTGGCATAGCCATTCATGCGGCTCTGGTAATCACCACGAAGGAGCCCATCCACATTAAATTTGATAAAGTATTTCTTCTTTTCGTCTTCTGTGAAAAGGCGTCTCGCCATTGCCTGCTCAAGACGTGTCAACCACGGACGCAAGGTGTACTGTACATATTCAAGTGACTGCTGCTCGATATTGGAAAAGGAACTCTTCTCCAGATCAGCAACCATGTGTGGCGGTACTCTAAAAATTCGACAGATTTCTGTTACCTGGAACTTTCTCGTATCCAAGAACTGCGCCTCAGAAGGATTGATGGAAATCGGCGTGTACTTCATCCCCTCTTCCAAAACAGCGACTTTGTTTGAATTGGAAGAACCTCCAAATGTCTGCGTCCAGCTTTCTCTCACCTTACTTGGATCTTTTAATGTGCCCGGATGTTCAAGCACTCCAGATGGAGCTGCACCGTTGGCATAGAACTTAGAGCCATATTCCTCAGCTGCAATACCAAGCCCAATGGCATTCTTTGCCATTGCAATCGGGCTGTATCCTACAAGTCCATCAAAAGAAAGACCTGGAACATGCAGCACTTCATCCGGTTTTAAGATGACTGTGCTTCCCTTATTCACCGGTGCATCATCTGTACTTACGGTGTACTCGTAGTAAAGATTTCCCTTTTCATCACGTTCTACCCTCATGCGATCCGGCATCAGCGGATATAGACCAAGTACTTCACCTTTTCCATTACGAATGATCTGGCTGTAAGAGTTCCCCCACAAAAGCAGGTGTGTCAGCGCCACCTCAAAGAAGGAATATGCGGTCATTTCTGAATTAGGCTCATCATGGAGCAAGTGATACAGTGGATGATCAATAGCTTTTTCTTTTCCACCTTCACCAGTATAGCGATACACATGAAGTGGAAGACTCGCTACCGATTCTGAAATAACACGGACACAGGCATATACTGCCGATGTCTGCATGGCGCTTCTTTCATTGACTCTTTTTCCTGCAGCACTTTGGCCCAGGAAGAAGCTATATGCGCTACCCGCAGTTCTATTTGTGGGTGCGTCCCTTGACTTAAAAATTCCTGTAAATATTCCCATCGTAATCCCTCCTTAAAAAACTAGCAATCCTCTTGTGTCATAGACACTCTCAGAGGTGTCATTTCCACATCGGATTGCTCTATCCAGTGCCATGATCATTGCGATGGCACCATCGATCTTTTCTGTTGATTTTGCTTTATCAGCTTTGATGTTTCCGGCTGGATCAGTTCGAATGAAAATGTTATCCATATTCCATCTAAGAACCGGATGTCCACCGTGGGCTAGTTTTCTTTCCAACGTAAGCTTCATCAGCTCTTTCGTTGGTGGTGACATGGAAGCAAATCCCTGTCCCATTGGAACTACAGTAAATCCCATGTTCTCAAGATCCTGTGACATTTGTGTTGCTCCCCATCTATCAAAGGCGATATCTCGGATGTTGAATCGCTCCCCTAATCGCTCGATGAACTTTTCGATATATCCGTAATGCACAACATTTCCTTCTGTGGTTTCTAGATATCCCTGCCTATGCCATAAGTCATATGGAACATGGTCGCGCTTTACTCTTAGATCCAGTGTATCTTCCGGAACCCAGAAATATGGCAGAACGTAATAAGGCTCATCCTCATCTTCTGGTGGAAACACCAAGCAAAACGATGTAAGGTCTGTTGTACTGGAAAGGTCAAGTCCTCCATAGCAAACCCTGCCTTCTAACATTTCCTCATTTACAGGAAATGCACACGCATCCCATTTATCCATTGGCATCCACCTTACTGCCTGCTTCACCCATTGATTGAGTCGCAGCTGTCTGAAGCTGTTCTCTTCTCCTGGGTTTTGCTTTGCAGATTCACAGGCCGCTTCTACTTTATCCATTCCGATGGTTTCACCAAGGGACGGATTACTCTTAAGCCAGACCTTAGGATCGGTCCAATCTTCATCTTCTCCAGCACCATAGATAACTGGGTAGAAGGTTGGATCAATTTTTCTGCCTTCCAGGATATCCTTTGCCTTCTGATGAGTTTCGTAGCAGATGGAATTGGTATCCGTACCTGCTGTCGTAATCAAAAAGTACAGTGGCTGCATACGGGCATCACCAGAACCCTTCGTCATAACATCAAATAATTTTCTGTTTGGCTGGGTGTGCAGCTCATCAAACACAACTCCGTGGATATTAAATCCATGTTTGGAGTAGGCTTCTGCCGATAGCACCTGGTAGAAACTATTCGTTGGTGTGAATAAGATTCTCTTCTGCGAAGTCAGGATTTTGCAGCGTTTATTCAGTGCCGGACACATCCGCACCATATCTGCAGCGACATCAAATACGATGGTCGCCTGACCACGATCCGCAGCACATCCATAGATTTCTGCACGCTGCTCTCCGTCTCCACAGCAAAGCAAAAGAGCGACCGCCGCAGCAAGTTCGCTCTTCCCATTCTTCTTTGGTATTTCAATATAGGCTGTATTAAATTGCCTATATCCATTTGGTTTCAGTGTTCCAAACAAATCTCTTATAATCTGTTCCTGCCAATCAAGTAGCTTGAACTTCTTTCCTGCCCAGGTTCCTTTGGTATGGCAAAGCTGCTCTATAAAGGTAACAGCGAAGTTGGCCATCTCCTCATCGTAGTAGGAGTCTTCCAACATGAACCTGGTCGGTATATATTCAAATTCTTTCTTCAAGTAAAAAACTCCTTTCCTAAGATGCACACGAGAAAGAGACCAGAAGCCTGGCCTGGCCGCTTTCTTATGTGTACCTTAGTTGTATTCCTGAAGCAAAATGCAGTAGGCAATCTGCGCTGCCTCGTCGTTTTCATCAGGCTCAATGTCCCATCCTCTATCGTAGTTGGCTACACAAGCGCCGTCGATCTTGATGGAAAGCTTGCTGATCTTTCCTCCATTGATTCCGTAATCTTCACTTGGCTCTTCAAAAGCCTTCACCCAGTAGTGTGCAATCTTTGTGCCGCCATCCTTTACTGGAATTCCAATTGTTCCTTCATGCCATCCGTTTACCATTATCTTGTCCTCCGTTTTTCTTTGTTTTCCCTTTCGGTACTGTATTAATCACTCTAAAGCACATATATATCCAGTAGATTCTGCAAATATATGTAACAAATATCTGGAGGCTTTATTGTGTAGTAAAATCCTCACCAGTCATGATGAAATGTGCATATTCTTTCCGGTGATCCTCAAGGAAAATCACCAATTCATAGAATCCCATATCATTTGCAATCCTCTGAACCATTGGAACATCAAACATATTTGTAAGGCCTGTTGCACGGATCGTCATAATCTGTTCTCTTATTACAGGTGTCATGCTTCCACCTTCCTTACTCGGTCAACTCCAAATGCTACATTTAAGCAGCTTCCATTGTCCCAATTCACCAAGATGGAACCGATATTGTCAACACCATAAACGGTACCCTTTGTACCAACCGGAGGTGCCTGAGGATCATCCATTTCAACAAGCTCCACCCTGGTTCCTGTTGTGTATTGCTTTCTCAATCTTTCTACTTCTGTTGCAGTTGCCATTCTCATTATTCCTCACCACCCTTCTGTCCATTTTTGAATGCGGATGATCCGGAGAGATTTCTAAGAAGCAGCTTTCTGTCTGCCTTGTACTCATCTCCGATAAAGCCAAGTCGAAGCAGGAAGCAGCGGAATGCGTACTTTTCATTTTCATACTCTTTGGCTTTTGCTGAAATGCGCTTTTGTTCCAGGCTCATTTTGCAAAGAGCCGCGATGAACTTTGAGTAGGTATTTGCCTCTTCCGGTGTGAGGCTTTCAAACCATGCAAACTTTACAACCTCATTTTCTTCGGTGATGTAGGTGTTTGGAATGCCAAGAGCCTTTTTGATAAGCTCTCCTTTGGCTTCAAGTAAGTTAATCAGGTTTCCCAGGCTTACATTTGCAAGCGGAACGCTAATTGTAATTCCAACGTTCTCTTCCTGTTGGCTTGCCTCTTCCTGCTGAGCTTCCTCCTCTGGAAATCCTTCAAGCATTCCGTGGAATCCGTGGTTCTCAGCAAGTCTCTCGATTGTCAGCTCCAAGATACTTAATTCCTTATCGTCGCAAGTAAGTTCGCAGTTCTTGTCGATGATGAATGGGCCAACCTGGTAATTACATTTCGGAACCCCCAGGTACTTCTTTTCAAATCCTGTAACCTCCGCAATTGCCGCAACCAGATCCTTTCTGTTTGTTGTGTCAAATATAACTCTCATGTGTGTTTCCTCCTTTTGTTTTGGTAGTACATTAATCACTCTAAACCGGCATAATATCCAGTCATTTCTGTGAAAAAGACCACCAAAATCAGTCGGAGGAATTCTCACATAATTGTGTTAATTACACTTCAAGTTCTTTCACCAGATCAGCGTACATGAGCTTCTTTCCATCACGGATCACAAATACATTTTCTGCATCTCCGGTATCCTCAACATATCTGCGAAGGATAACGGATGCGTACTTCTCATCCATCTCCATTGTATGGCAGATACGATTGGTCTGTTCACAGGTCATAAGGGTGGAACCAGATCCGCCAAAGGTATCAATAACGATTGCATTTTCCTGACTGGAATTTCCAATCGGATAAGCAAGTAGATCCAACGGTTTAGAAGTCGGATGATTCTTATTCTTCTTTGGCTTATCAAAGTTCCAGATGGTTGTCTGGCTTCGACCAGCATTCTTGCTCCAGTAATGCTTGCCATTTTGAAGGAAACCATAAAGCACTGGCTCGTGCTGCCACTGGTAGTCGCTTCTGCCAAGCACCAGGCTATTCTTCACCCAGATACAACATCCAGACAAATGGAAGCCTGCATCAATAAATGCTTTTCTAAAATTCAGTCCTTCGGTATCTGCATGAAACACATAAGCGGCACCACCCTTTTCCAGGTTATCCGCCATGTTCTTGAATGCTGCAAGAAGGAACTCATAAAACTTGCTGTTCTCCATCTTGTCATTTTTAATGGATAAGCCATCGGAACTTTCAAATGCTACGTTATACGGTGGATCGGTTACGATAAGATTTGCCTTCTTCCCATCCATCAGTGCCGCAACATCCTCTGCGCTAGTGGCATCGCCACACATAAGTCTGTGCCTTCCAACCTGCCAAATGTCTCCACGTTCAACAAAGGCTGCCTTCTCAAGAGCATCTGACAAATCAAAGTCATCATCTTCTGCACCGGTATCGCCATCCCCTGCAAAGAGGTCCACAATTTCCTGTTCCTCAAAACCGGTAAGAGATACATCAAAGGCTTCTGCCTGCAAGGATTCGATTTCGATTCTTAAAAGCTCCTCATCCCATCCAGCATCCTGCGCGAATCGATTATCTGCAAGAATGTAGGCTTTCTTCTGCGCTTCTGTCAGATAATCAACCAGTACACACGGTACCTCTGTGATGCCTTCTTCCTTTGCAGCCATCAGTCTGCCGTGTCCAGCGATCACTCCATAGTCCTTATCAATAATGACGGGATTAATAAACCCGAACTCGCGAAGAGAAGATCTAAGTTTGTTGACCTGCTCTGGGCTATGAGTTCGGGCATTGTTTACATATGGCACCAGCTTGTCCACTGCTACCATTTCCATATGCGTTGTTTTATTCGTATTCATGGGCACCTCCTAGAAAAGACCCCATTCAGCGAACTTTTCAAATCCGCCAATGGCAGTAATAAAGGCCCTGGCCTCATCAACGATGAATGAGTATGGCAATCCATCAATGGTGTCGTCTCCAATAGCACAGCTGATCGACACTGGCTGGCCAGTTTTCTGTGCTTTTAGGAAAGCGTAGATATTTACACTTACATCTGCTTTGGATAAATCCTTACCATAAAGGCCACCACCAGTTACAGAATCAGCCATATCCGACCCAAGCTTTCTGTTGGTAGCACCTGTATCTACATCGGTTCCTCCGGTCCATTCACCAAGCGGATTTACTTCTGCTGTAGGATATGTGTTTTTCAAATCTACACTTTTTGCATTGCTCTGGCAGATGATCAGTCTTGCCTCATCCATAATGTACTTTCCATCTGTAGGATAAGAAGTATAGATTTCATGAGCAATTCTTGAGAGCTCCTTCTGTTCCTCAGTAAGAGGCATTCCTTTAAAGATGCCATTATCACCACAGCGAATCTTACCTTCCTGGTTTTCTGCCAAGTGCGCATCCTGCGACACAATTACAATGTCATGACCAATGGCTCCGGCGATGCGGTCAATCGCATCAGCTACTTCTTTTTCATCAATACTTGCAGTCGTCTCTATAATGACATGGCACACTCCATGTCCCACGAGCACTTCCACTGCAATCTTTGGATTTTCTTCTGCTTTGTATGCCATATCTACAATGGCACCAGCAATTCGATCTGCCACTTTATCCGGGTGGCTGGGATTTACTTTCTCGATCATTGTCACATTCCTTTCCGCGTCATCAGAAGTCTTTCCATCACATCGTCCTGCGGCGTATTTCCGGAGAATGGCTGTGAACAATTCTCCTTCACCACCTGGAAGATTTGATACCAGATCTGATTGACCTGCTTCATATATTGTTGGCTCATGGAAACATACGGACTGGAGATAGCATTTCCAGTAGTTGGATGCTTTGCAAGGAAACCAAACTCGCTGATACATTCCTCACACTGAATCCATCTGGAAACGCTCATGGCATATTGTTCAATCAGCTGCACATTTACCAAACGTTCACAGCCTCTGTCCTTCAGCCACTTCCATGTTTCTTCATAAACCTCAGCAGCGCACAGGTCTTTTCCTGTTTTCTGCTTTGCTTTCAAATATTCTTTTACAGGAGGAACATCCTCCCCTTCAAATTGTGGTGGTTCAGGAAGCTCAATAGCTTTTGCTACTTCACCCGCCATCACTCTGTCGGCCAGGGCTTTTGGCTTTCGGCCTGCACCAGACCTTGCACCGCCTCTGGCTGTACCATCTTTCGCCATATTTGCACCTGCTTTCTTAACAAATTAACTATTCCGGGTTTAATACCCCGTTTGAAATCCGGTTTTCGTGCGTTTGACCCCGGCACCGTTGGTTTGTTCATTTCGTTTTAGAGATTTTTACCGTCCCTACCTTCACGACCTGCACCGAAGTTCGCACGAAAGTAAATAAAAATAATTTTTTTCTACGAGCTGCACGACCTCCACTCTAGTACGAATGCTCTCGCTCTTTATTCCAGCGGTCACCACGCTTCGCATGAATCTGTGCATGGCAGCTCTTGCACAAGGAGATTAGGTTACTCCTGTCGTGGGTACCTCCTTCAGCAAGCGGTACCTTGTGGTGCACCTCTTCCACCGGAACGATCACACCCTTCTCAAAGCAAAGCTCACAAAATGGATGCGTCTTAACATAGCTGTCACGGATACGCTTCCACACACGTCCATACCTACGGCGTACAGCAGGATCTCTGTCATACTTCTCATAGCGGGCGTTCTCTTCTCTTTGGTGTTCTTCACAAAACCTACCATCGGTAAGGTTGGGACATCCAGGCACAGCACATGCACGTTTGGGTTTTCTCGGCATAGGATTCCTCCTTCCTGGTTTCGGGCATAATAAAAGCCCCGGCGGTATCTTCCATCGAGGCTGTGTGGGTGTTGCCCTTATCCTTTTTTGCTGATTCTAATATATCACAAACCGAATCCGGCAATCTCGGACATTTCCGGCACATTTTATTTTTCATCAATAATTGTTGGATTATCGGGAACTACAAAATGTGAAAGCGCACGATTGTGCCATCTACGAACAGTACGCTCATCCGCTGCAATCTCATCTGCAATACGGTACCAAGTCCAGTTGTAAAGGTAACGATACTGAAGCACCAAACGTTCATCTTTATCCGACACCTCAGAAATGGCTTGTTTGATCTCCACCTTTAATTTCAGAAGCACCTGCAGCCACTTATCTGCTGCATCCTCCATATCCATAATCTTGTACATGGTTTTAATAAAAGGTGCTTCCGTATTTCTGGTGGAATTATAATGCTCCTCGAATCCTGGGGAGTGTGCACAACACACTAACTCCTGCAAGTTCTCGATTTCCATTTTTGCCAGTTTTATTCTCTGTTCCAAGCGGTAAGCCTGGTTCAAATATTCTTTTGCATTCATTGGTCTACCTCCAAGTAATAAAAGATTTCACTCGGATTGTCTCTGCTTGTCTTAGATTTACAGTCTTGCCTTTACTGCATCGATCAGTCTTGTCTGGCTTGCATCCTTATGTGTCAGGGCATCCAGAATATCCTCATCAATGGTTCCGGCTGTTACGATGTGCTGTACCACAACGGTGTCTTGCTTCTGGCCCTGTCTCCAAAGACGGGCATTGGTCTGCTGATAAAGTTCCAAAGACCAGGTGAGTCCAAACCACACGATATGGTTGGAAGAATGCTGCAGGTTCAAACCATGTCCGGCAGAAGCTGGATGGATCAAGCCAACATCGTATTTTCCTTCATTCCACTTACGGATATTCTCCTCAGTGACAATTCTGGAATAAAAAACTTTCAATTGTTCCAGCTTTTCTGTGATACGTTCCAGATCATGCTTGAACCAGTAACATAAAAGAATTGGTCCTTGTGCTGCTTCGATAATATCCTCCAATGCTTCCAGCTTTCTATCGTGAATATGAACTGCTTCTCCGGAATCTGAATAAATAGCACCATTTGCCATCTGACATAACTTTCCTGAAAGAGCTGCTGCATTTGCTGCAGTGATTGCTTCTTCCTTATACGGAAGCAGGTAATCTTCTCTCATTTCATCGTACTGTGCCTGCTCAACTTCATCCATATAGACCGGATATCTTGTTTCAATCAGCTCTGGCATTTTCAAGTGGTCCATAGCTTTCATAGAAATAGTGATATCGTCAATCTTGTCATAGATCTGCTTCTCAGCTCCTGGACGCAGGCGATAGGAATAAACAATCTGTCCATTCATGCGATCCGGCACAAAATACTGGTTTCTATACTGGGTGATGAATCTTCCAAGTCTTGCCCCCATATCCAGACACTTGAACTGTGCGAATAAATCCATCATTCCATTCGGAGAAGGCGTACCGGTAAGTCCTACGATTCTTTTCACACGAGGTCTCACCTGCATAAATGCCTTAAAACGCTTCGAGTTCCAATTCTTAAAAGAACTTAGCTCATCGATAACAACCATATCGAATTCAAATGGCACCTTGCTCTTTTCTACAAGCCACTGCACATTTTCACGATTGATGATGTAAATGTCAGCATCCTTCTTCAAAGCTTCGATTCTCTCTTTCTCAGTTCCAACCGCTACACTATATCTGAGGTGAGATAAATTATCCCATTTCTTAATTTCATCAGACCAGGTAACCTTGGCCACTCGAAGTGGTGCGATGACCAAAACCCTCGATACCTCAAAGGAATCATACATAAGCTGGTTTATCGCATCTAAGGTACAAACTGTTTTACCAAGTCCCATTTGTAAGATAACTGCTGCAATCGGATGGGACAGAATAAACTCGGTTGCATATCTTTGATAATCATGTGGATTGTAAATCATTCAAAATTCCTCCAATCTTGTCCTGGTGATCCAGCACATAGACCTTCACACCTATTTGTCTTAGTTGGTTGTGGCGATGGACTTGGATGGGACGTGGCTTCTCACCTGGGCGCTTCACTTCCACAAAGCCAATCTTCCCGTCAGGTATAATGACGATGCGGTCGGGCCACCCTACGGTGCCAGAAATCCACTTCTCACATAAGCCGCCACGCTTTTTTACTTCATCAATTAACTGCTTTTCTACTTCACGTTCTCTCATGGCTTCCTCCATCAAAAATTGATAGGTGCAGGTCGTGATAGTCGTTTCATAAACTCTCCTATAGGGCTTTTTTTATATAAAAATCACTCTATAGAGACTTTTATATATAGACCTACACGACCTGCACTTTTCATAATTTCAAAATAGAAAAAGTTTAGATTAGGCCTTCACGACCTGCACTTTTACTGTTTTCTATCCATATCTTTTACAAATGACCTGCACGTACTGCACTTATCCAGGGAAGTCCTGTCCATCTTTCAAACCGATACCCATGACCAGAATACCTTTGTTTGTCTTGCGCTTATTGAAGCCCGCCTTTTCCATTGAACTATAGAAGTCGGATGTGCTTCGGATGTACTCGCCATTCAAAGTGCAATGCGCTCGATATGCCTGGTAGAGTTCTCCTGATTTGGCAGTGAACGTCTTATCAACATCGCAACATTCCTCAATGAACTGGCCCAGCCAATCGTTATCCTCGCGGTAGCTTTCGATAGCGTCTTCAACCACCTTGGGCTGCTTGGTTTTGAAGTCAGTGGCGATTGCCTTACGTGCACCTTCGATGATCCAGCTCATGATGTAACCACCAGCATTGTCATAAAGGTAGTCAGCGTAGTTCTTGATATCAGACGCTCCGGTAATCTTCGCATTGAAGGGAATGACGACAAGACGACGCCAGATACCATCATCGTTTGCACCTACCTTTGGCAGGTGATTGGTATAAAGCACCAACGTATGCGATGGCACAAAGGAGAACGGATCTTTGTATTTCTTCTCCGCCTGGATCTCATCTGTGGAACATAGCTGTTTTACCGTTGCGGTATTGAGTCTCATGCCCTCTTCCATCTCGGATGCAATGATGAGACGCTTCCCCTTAAGCTCAGCCATTTCCGGTTTCACGTTACGTTTGCAATTCACAGTGAGTGCTTCTGCAGAAATCTTTCCTGCATAATTACCAAGCACGCGGAAGATCGTATTCCAGAAGGTAGACTTTCCATTGGCACCACCGCCGTAAGCAATGATCATGTGCTCCTGGAACACCTTACCTACTGCTGCCACACCAACGGTCTGCTGAACATACTCGATCAGCTCTTGATCTCCAACAAAGAAGGTATTCAGCGCATCTTCCCAGATGGTCTTTCCTACTTCTGATGGTGAACATGCAGTAATCTTTGTGATTAGATCCTCCGGATTATGCTCCCTGGCTCCGACCATACCCTTTTCCATATTGATGGTTGACTGCGGTGTATTGATTAAGAACGGATTCTTATCAAGCTCCGATACATTTATGGCGAGCATTGGCTTTGCAGCATTTAGTGTAGAAACTATGTACTTGTAATCTCTGCGCTTTTGCACAAACTTGAGATACGTCTGTGCACCAAGAAGCATGAAATACAACTTCATCAGCTTCGGAGTGTCGCACGCCTTTTCCAGCGCTTTGCCACCTGCCCTTGCTGTCACTTCATCAACGCCTGCTGCAATCAAAGCGTTCACTGCTGATTCCACCGCATCCTGTGCATCTGCAAGCTGCAAATCCAAGAACTCCTCTGTGGCACCAACCGCTAACTGCTTATCTTCACGCCAGCAATCACCGTCGTAACGCAGGTAATCTGTCGCTGTTGTGAACTTGAGCTCGTTGCCATACTCACGTGTCAACATCTTGGCTTCACCGATATCGGAGTAGTCCTCCGGCTTCATGCCTGCTGATCCAAATTCATCGTTGTATTCTTCTGGCGGTACATAGCCATCAGAGGTCATAACCTTCGTTGTGTAAAAATGAGTGGCACTGTTCCAAATGGTAGCGACCTCATCCTTTGGAAGTGGCGGATCACACTTATTCACGTATTCCATAAATACCTGGAAGGAACGATCATCGGATAAGCCATACTTCTTTAAGATTCGACCTGCATAATGGCTCAGTGTCTTATTACGACTTCCTTCTAAAATCGGACCTGAATGCGCTGGAGCTTCAAACTCCTCGTCCTCCTCCGGAGCACCTGTCACCAAGTCTCCGTCAGACAAATCGTCCATAATGCTCATCCAACCTTCATGCCAGGTAACTTCTGACACATCACAACCGAATAAGAATCTGGCAGCATCCAGCGCGTTGCCATCGAAGAACGGATACTTCTTATAAAGCACTTCCTTCACGTTTGCATACTCATCAGCATCATTGATTGCTTCCACCGGAAAAATCACATGAAATCTAGGTGCTGCTTGGTGCGATCCCTTTGGCAACATATGATGGCGGCTCGGCACCAGACAATAATCGATGTCTGGGAACATCTCATCCATCTTTGCTTCCGTAATAAACTCCGCTGGAGCATCGGTGTGGTCGTTATCCACATCCATGACGATGGCATTCGAAGTCACGAAATTGTCCTTGCTTCTGTAGTTACCTTTATATTCAGCGCAGACATGATCTTTTTTGACTGCTTCCTGGAGAACCTCTGGCCCATCAACTTCTACTCTATGTGGGTAGTCGCAGTTAGCTTTATTCCCGGTGCAGTCGGCTGTGTAAATAACAAAATTCATATTTAACGTTCCTCCTGCAATCTCTCTGGACCTATCTCCAGAGCTCTGTTTGTTTCGTTACACGAACTATCGAAATATCTGATTTTCTTTCCGTGTCTCTTGGCTTTTGCTATCTCAGCGCACATGCCTGCACTAGCTTCTTCACCAAATACCCACAACTCGTCACACTTTCCAAGCAGCACCATATCCATAAACATGGCCAACTCTCGTTCTGATTCTTCTTTCATATAAAGAGGAAGCAGCAAATGTGGCGCGAGTGGTATGGCATCCTGGTCCACTGCGAATCGACTGTATCGTTTCGCTGCCTCTGTATTGGTAACAACATCACCGGAATACTTGGAGCAGATATAGACAAGCGGCAGATACTTCTTCTTACCTGCCTTCGCTATTGCTTCTGCTGCAGTTGGATCAAGATATCCTTCCTGATTACGTCCAAATACGCTCATGGCTCTCACTCTCCTTTCGTTAAAAGATAGAAGTTTTATCTTCTTCAACTTCCTAAGGGGATTTGTGAGGGCGAATTCCGGTGTTTCAAAAATTTTTCTTTATTTTTCAAAAAGTATAGACAAGGCGCCCTGCTCTATGTTATTATACTTATAGAGCAGGTGCCCTAGACTAATTTGAAAGCGAGGATTTTATGATGGAAAAGAAAATAGTAAAACTCACATTAAGCAAAGAAGCTTATGACGAACTTGAATCTCTTGCGAAGGAAAGCCATCAAAGCATTCAGGATTACATCAGAAGTAAGGTGTTTGGTGAATCAATCTTTACAGTTGATGAAGCTGTAAAAAGAATTCAAGCCGGTAATTTCGATGATACCGAACTTTATCCAGATGGTTTTGAACTCCCTGACGTGTATGGTTCAGACTGGACAATTCCAAGAGGACCTGCCGGCGTGTTTGGCAAAAATTTTTATAACTTTGTAGAAGACAATCCTAATTTAGGAATTAAATTCAAAGATATGGGCAAATACGGTCGTCGCGCAGTTTATACTTATAAGAAGGGAGTTTAATCTATGAACTATCGAATCAGACGCGCTATTGAAAGATACATTCAGGTTCATGGACAACAGGACACACGTGATGTGATCGCCCTGTTTGCTAAACGCTTCAATACTACTAAGCAGCGTATCAGCGGTAACATCAGTTGTATGAAATGCCGCGAGCAAAGTATCAACATCATTCCAAACAAACCACACAGCATTATGTACTAATAAGAACTAACACCGGCCAGCAGGTAATTCTGCTGGTCATTTTTTATGCCAGGTCAAATCGCTTCCTTATATAAAGCGAAATGACCTGGCATTTTTATTTTCATTTATCCCGGAATTTAACTCTCCGCCTTCCCTTAGGAAGTTAAGAAGTTCACAACGCACCGGTCCTCCAGAAAAAATTTCAAAAAATTTTATCGGAACCCGGAATTTCCTTCTTGGAATCCCCTTAGGAAGTTAGAAAGGCAGAAAGCCAATCGGAAAGCGAGGTTAAGAAGATGACAAACATAAGAGATTCTGCCAGTCCTATTGATGCAGTTGATGAAGAGCTTATTGATACGCTCATTGCCATCAGTGTCGTAGCAAAAAGACTGGCAGCCAAACTAAGACAATCTACTGAAAATCAAAGAGAAAGTGAGGAACCTGAAAATGAGTAAGATGTCGAATTTAGATCTTGTCCTTGATGAGATGATCACCGCTGGACAGAAAATGATTGATGCAGCTACTGCATTAAAAGAAATGTTCTCAGAAACTGCTCCTGAAATGAGCAAGGTTGAAACAAAAACAAAAAGAAAGAAGTACCTGCAATGGAAGCCGAAGTTAAGAAATACTCCTTCCAGGAAGTACGCGGAATCATGGCTTCTCTTGCTGGTAAAGGTAAGAAAGCTGAAGCAAAAGCCCTCTTAACAAAGTATGGTGCTAGTCGCCTGAGTGATGTGAAAGAGAAAGATTATCCTGCTTTAGTGGCTGAGGCCGAGGTACTTGCCAATGGCTAAACACGCATTCCTCTCCGCATCAGCTTCGCACCGCTGGATCAACTGTCCGCCTTCTGCAAAGCTCTGCAAAGGAATCAAAGATGAGTCCTCACCCTATGCGCAGGAAGGTACCGACTGTCATGAGCTTTGTGCCTACCTGGTAGAAAAGGCGCTGGGACGTGATGTAGAAGATCCAACAGAGAACCTTACTTATTACAGTGGTGAGATGCAAAACTGTGCGGAAGAATACAGAGATTATGTTCTGGAGCAATTCGAACGTTCCAAGAAATTCTGTAGTGACCCTATGGTATTCATTGAACAGAGACTTGACTTCTCTCGCTGGGTTGAGAACGGATTCGGAACTGGCGACTGCGTCATCATTGCAGACGAAGTTATCCACATTATTGATTACAAGCATGGTCTTGGAGTCCTTGTGGAATCCGAAGGTAACAGTCAGATGATGTGCTATGCGCTTGGTGCTCTGGAAGCATTCGATGACTTGTATGATATCAGCACTATCGAAATGACAATCTTCCAGCCACGAAGAGAAAACGTATCTACCAGCTCCATCAGCAAAGAGGATCTTCTTAAATGGGCTGAAGATGTATTAAAACCTACCACTACCCTCGCTTATGAAGGCAAAGGTGAATTTAAGGCTGGTGACCACTGCCAGTTCTGCAAAGTAAAAGCTACTTGTAGAAAGCGCGCAGAAACCAACTTGGAACTTGCAAAGTACGATTTCGAGATGCCTGCTACCCTTGATGATTTCGAGATTGCTGCAATTCTTCCAAGAATTGACCAGTTGATTTCCTGGGGAAATGACATCAAAGATTACGCACTGACACAAGCACAATCTGGAACCCACTATGATGGTTTCAAAATTGTAGAAGGCAGAAGCAACCGTAAATACACTGACGACGACGCTGTCGCAGAAGCGGTAACCGCTGCTGGATACGATCCATATGAAAAGAAGCTTCTTGGTATTACTGCCATGAGCTCACTGCTTGGAAAGAAGAAGTTTGAACAGTTATTAGGTGGACTTGTTTATAAGCCACCAGGCAAACCTGCTCTTGTTCCTGAGTCTGATAAAAGACTAGCAATGAACACTGCAGCAGATGATTTTAATGACAATTAACAGGAGGAAAATATTATGTCTAAGATCGCAAACCCTACAAAAGTTATCACAGGAGTAAACACGAGATGGTCATACGCTAACGTGTGGGACCCTAAATCAATCAATGGAGGCGCACCAAAGTACAGCGTTTCTCTTATCATTCCAAAATCAGATACCGTAACCGTAAACAAGATCAAAGCCGCAATCCAGGCAGCCTACGAGGAAGGTGAATCCAAGCTTAAGGGAACCGCTAAGGTTTGTCCTGCACTTGATGTTATCAAGACTCCTCTTCGTGACGGAGACAAGGAGCGTCCTGGTGATGAAGCTTATAAGGACAGCTACTTCATCAACGCTAACTCTGCTACTGCCCCTGGTATTGTAGATGCAGATCGTCAGCAGATCATTGATCGTTCCGAAGTTTACAGCGGCGTGTACGGCCGTGCTTCCATTAACCTGTACGCTTTCAATTCCAACGGTAATCGTGGAATCGCCTGCGGACTTAACAACCTTCAGAAGATTCGTGATGGTGAGCCTCTTGGCGGTAAGTCTAGAGCTGAGGATGATTTCGCTACAGAAGAGGATGACGATTTCTTAAGCTAATCTGCAACAAATAAACCCGGCTGGCAGTGGAATAACTGCTGCCAGTCATCTTAGAAAAAACGAGGTGAAATATAATGACAACTTATCAAGAATTAATGTTATCGGTTTGCTTTGGTGCCACAATGGGATACCTTCTCTTTGGACTCGGAATGATGCTCCATGAAGCTGTCTACTTTATCAAAAAGAAAGTCAAAGCACACAAGGAAAAGAAAAATCAGCAGAACGCTGATGACAATGAAAGGACAGGTGACAATCAATGAGTATGGAATTGCTTAATCAATTCATGAACGATGCTGTAAATTTCACTTTTACTGCTATCGTACTTGCATTAACACTTTTTGCACTAGCTGCAATCTGGAAGTGGCTGATCGGAGTATCGATTCGCTTCGTACATTGGCTTTGCCCAGGGCTAGTAAGGAAAAAGAAGAACAATTCTTCATATAGCAAAATTTAACATGTGGGTGGCAGTACATATCGTGCTGCTGCCTATTTTTATAAAGGAGTAAACACATGGAAAAGATAAAAGAAATGTCCATCGACTTAGAAACTTACAGCGATGTTGATATAAAAAAATCCGGCGTATACAAATATGCCGAATCTGAGAATTTTGAAATACTATTATTTGCAGTCTCCATCGATGGCGGCGATGTCATCGTATATGACTTAGCCTGTGGTGATGTTCTTCCTGATGAGATTTTGGATGCTATTGTCAGTGATGACGTAATCAAGTGGGCCTTCAATGCTTCCTTCGAGCGCATTTGTCTCTCCTACTGGATGAAACGTAACTATCCTGACCGCTTCTGCAGTTACAGCATTCCTGAGGACACCGTTGGCAATTACCTCGATCCTGCTTCATGGCGCTGCACAATGATCTGGAGTGCCTATATGGGACTTCCACTTTCACTTGAAGGTGTCGGTGCTGTGCTTGGCCTTAAGGATCAGAAAATGAAGGAAGGCAAAGATCTCATCCGCTACTTCTGTGTTCCATGCAAACCTACCAAATCTAATGGTGGCAGGACCAGAAACTTTCCCATGCATGCGCCAGAGAAATGGACTGTTTTTAAGTCATACAACAAACGTGACGTTGAAGTCGAAATAGGCATCAAGGAAAAGCTGCATAAATTTCCGGTGCCAGACTTCGTATGGGAAGAGTATCTCCTGGACCAGGAAATCAATGATCGCGGGATTCTTGTGGATCTTCAGATGGTTGAAAATGCTATCGCCTTTGACGAACGTTCCAAAGCCACTATTACAGATGAGATGCTCGGTCTTACGGATATCGATAATCCAAACAGTGTGTCACAGATGAAATCCTGGTTATCTGATCAGGGGATTGAAGTAGAATCACTTGGTAAGAAGGTTGTTGCAGAGATGATCAAAGATGCACCAGAAGATTTAGCACAGGTTCTCTCCCTTCGTCAGCAACTTGCAAAAAGCTCTGTCAATCGAGTAGGAGAAATTCCTCTTAGGCGAGAAATTTCGACCTCTCACACCACCGTACGTACGGTTCCGTATACGGCGGTTCAATCAACTTAA